CGCAAAAACCCCAGCAGCAGCACCATTATTCCATTCACCGCCGCGCAACGGCAATCTTTCTCCATTATTTCTGCCCCAAAATCCATCGTTATCATGAGCTGCATCAACAGGGAAGAGTCCCAGTGCTCGTAATAATGTTGGAACAGTTACACCGCTTATAACTTGCATAGATTCTAAAGTGTTATACATGCTAGTAGCGTCAGTGCCTAGATTCGTAACAACTGTATTGAGCCGCGCCGCCCCACTGCCGCCCGCATCCGCTGCATCATACTTTAATGTGTTCGAACTTCCCGGAGCCATCAGGGAGCCATCCTGAAGAATTGCTCTCCATACCTCACTGCTTGCTAAATGATTTGTATTTAAAATAGCGGCATTGTTGTTTTCTATTATCTGAATTTCGCCATTATTTAGTCGCAACCCCGATGTCCACTCCCATGTATTTCCATTTAGATCGAATATACCTTCATTTGTGTTATCATGTGCCCATCCTGCTGTTCCCGATCCGGTTGCGATCCTTCCAACATGAAAGAAATTTACCCCCTCCTGCTTATATGCCCTGCCGTTCCAATTTGACGTGGTTATCCAATCAAATGTCTTTATTCCCGTTTCATAGAGAGCACTCACGTCTGATCCGACGTAGTTATTGCCTCTTGGCATAAAATTATTCCTTTTACACCATAACGCTATTGCAGCCCACTCGGCATTAGACATAAGATGCCATCCACTACCTTTTGCATAACAGGCAGCAAGGGCTTGATCGAAATTTATCGCAGTTGCTGGATCTCTATGCGGTAAGCTGTATGCTCTGCCATTCATCACTATGTTTGTAAATTTTGAAATATAGATTTCGTCTCTCTCTATACCGTTTACAATAAAAGCAGGATGAGGAGTGTATGGCGCTCCTGTAATTACATCACTCAGATAGAATTTTGGTATTCGTACCATTATACTGGGCATACCAAGGTCATCAAGTAATACTGTATTCTTTCCACCGCTTAATGCTTCGACCGCAAGCTTCAAATCATCAAAATCTGGCATTTTCTATCCCTCCACGCTCCATAAAGTTAATGTTACTTTTGCCATATCGAAAGGCACCGCTACCTTGTCGTACTTGGGTGTGTCTTCTTCATCTGTTCCGTTTTCAACCATTTCATATTCTCTTGGCGGTATACCTATTTGCGCTACATACTTTTCACTCAAGCCAAATGTAAGCATATTGAATTGATTTCTGCAAATGTCTACATTTACAGGAAAGTCTCTTTCAAAGCTGCTTACATTCATCATTATTTCATTATTCAGATTGAGCATGGTACCCGTAACGGAATATTGGATTTTAGTTCCCTCATTCTTTTCAATAATTATCATTGTTGCATCATACCTCCTCGAACATAATATTTGACCGTAACACTGACTGCACTTCCTGTATATTCAAGTTTGAAGCCATTCAACTGTTTATCCGTCACTATTACCTTGCCTTCATTTATGGCGTTATGCTCAACCAGCACTGTATAATTCAAAGTATTTCTAGGTGTTCTTAAATTTACCGTCAATCTTGAATTATTAAAGGGATATAGTTGATTATTGGTCAATGTAATAGTGCCAATCTCAAAGATGGCATTCCCCAATTCGCGCTTTCGTTGCATCATCTCCTGTGTTAGCACATTAATGCTTGCAAAACTTTCAAAAATACCCTTTTCAATATTGTCTCCCCGCGTTTTTGTCCAAGGAGTGCCCTGTACAATGATGTTACCATTAGCATCCCTGACCCTATCCACCCATTGATTCATTTGATACACTATGTTTACACCTCCTCAGTTTATTTCTACCGTAGACAGCTTCCATTTAAAGCCTATCAACAATCCATATGTCTCGTCTTTTGTTCCGAGATTTGACCTTTCCCGAATAACTTGACCATTGTCCAGCACCAGCGTTGCCCTAGTGATGTTGCCAACAATCGTATCATCAAGATATAAATCAATAATGATTTCATCCTGTGCATTGGCTAATGACCGAAAGATAGGTATCTGATGATTAACACCGCTGACAGTTACAATGCCATGCTTAATCCGTGTACGTAATGTCTCTTTAATTAATTCAATGTCTGTTCTCATAATCTCACCCCTCGCCACTTACAAAATCACCACATATCGGGTATTCCTGATTCACCGCATATGAAAATAGGCTCATAGCAAATTCCGTGTTTACCCAAACCGCCATGTTTTCGATTTCACTTTCCGCACTTCCGCATGCAAAAGTTCCAACTTGGAAAAATGGCTGACTTACCTGATAGCTAGTTGTCTGGATGTTTACATTTGTTTGTTGGTCGATTGCTTTGTTTTCATTCGGATATGTCCCGCAAATCAACTCACCGCAGAAAGGGTACTCAGCAAAATGGATGAGCATTGAGGGAAAAACAGTTATTTCTACCGTGTGGCTCAAACTGATAAGATACGCCCATGCTGATGGTTTGAGCCTGTTCACCTCCCGAATAACCGGAGACAATATAATAGGCACTGTGTCCTGCTGATGAATTTCTATTCCAAAGGTGTAGTCCATAAAGTAATCGTCAACATCCACACGTCTGTCGGTAAGCTGTGATACTACCGTTTGTATCCTTTTAGGATTAACAGGATTGCGGGTAATGCGCCGAGCAATAACTTTATTACGGCGAATATGCATAGGGATACTTTCATTCACCGAAAGTCCTAGAAGCCGTTCCCAATGCTTAAGACCCCAAGTTGCTGTCTGCGGGAAAAACTGAATAAAAACGTCATAATCCATGCTGTCAATAATATCGAACTCTCTGCCAACAGTATCAAAGATACACAATATCTCATTGCTTAGCCATAGCGGCAAGATGTATGTAGCCATCTTAATTCCGGTTTGGCTTGTAAGGCTATTAAAATCAGTCATACACTACCACCGTCCCTGTTCCTGCGAATTCATCGCCCTCCAGAGTGATATCCGATGCACTGCCATTGATAGCAAGGTTGTTGTAATTAATTACACCTTCCAAGCCAATCAGCAAAGCTCCCACCTTGTTATAGTGAATAATGCCGCCGACACCAATATCCATATAATACTCATTTAATGCCTTTTTAAAGTTGGTTATAATTTCGTCTTTATTAACATCATGGGAAAGCTGCCACGAAAATGTATAGTTTATAGTTTTTTGCTGCGGAGCTACAACGGTGACACGGTGTCCCACCGGAGCTGTACCTTCACGATTTGGTCCCGGTGGAGCTAAGTATGCCTGTACGCTATTCAGAATGCTCTGGTTTGCAGGAAGTCCGTTGGTGTCAATAACAACAACCCTAACCGTACCGGCTCCGTTCCATTCTGGCATGACATATGCCTTCCCGACTCCATCTACTTCTTCTGCCCAACGTATATAATCAGATACTGCGCCTGAGAGTTTTTCCTGCTGGTTGGCATTAAGTATTCTCTGCCGGAAGCTTTCTTCGTCTTCAATTTCAGTCCCACCTGTGGTAGGTTGTTCGTTTGTGATGCTTATGATCCCGTTCATAGGTACAGTCATAAGGTTGATGGTTCCCGCCCCCACGTTTCCTTTTACACCTGCCTCCATAGCTTTGATATTGATGATTGCAAGTCCGCTTGAATCAATGGTAACGGATTGTTTTACTTTAAATAAAATAGATGGATTTGCGCTCATCGCTCTGGTGGCAAAGACATAGTCAATCGGGATAATGGTACCCGGTACTCCGTGAATTTTTAAAACACCTTCTGCATATGTTGGTTGTTTTTTATGTGTTATACCCACAGTCTCGCCTAGTATCTCCAACCAAATTCCGTATGACCAATCAGGCCATATGAGCTTAAACAATTCAATTCGTTTAAACTGATCTCGCTCCGCTTGGTCAAGAGCTATTGGCTTAACAGCATTAAAAAACAATGATCCTTCAGTGATATCAATGTTTTTTTCTTTGGCCATCTGACTTAGCCTTTCATAAATTGAATCAGCATTTTCAGTTTTCAAAAATTCCGGCAGTTCAAATGTTCTTGGTTTTATCACCATTTCGTATTATCTCCAATCAAATGTGATAGGGAATACCCATGAATTGAGAGTCACCAACTTTGGGTTGAATTTCAAAACTGACGTATACTCCGTCAGCACACCATTCAAACCTGAATCCTTTTACAGAATCTATCTTTGGGTTAATCAATATGGCTTCCGTAATGGTGCGTTCAAGTACCAGCTCTATGGCCTTTCTTGTAGGCTGATTTCGCACTTCATCAATATCAATGCCATACTGGTTACTGTAGGCAAGATAATCTCCCCTGGGAGTCATGCATGCTCCGATACACCACTGCATCAAGGCGGTGGCTTCGTCAGCCTCAATCATGCGATTTCCTCCATTTGTTACAAATGTTCCGGTTTCAAAATCAAACTGCCATGACTTTCCGTTAGTAATCTTACTGCCTTGCGTTTGTTCGGATACATCGGGTATTGCGAATACGGGATAGAGATTTTGCCTAATCATCTTATAAAACCTCCCCCGGTTGTACTATATCAATCACCACAACCCGATTTCCTCCAACCCATGCCACAAGCACACGGTCTAACGGTTTTAATTTTCGTAGTGTATCTGGCACTATGACTTCATGAATATGGCTATTTGCAGGTTGCGTTTTAGTGAGTGGCGAGGCTTCATCTATTGTAAGACCTCGACAAACCGAATAATCAGACTTTGGTATAGGTACCTGAAAACTGTCGGTAATTAAACTGTAATCGGCCTGAATAATAGCTAATTCAATAACAGGCCGTTTTATATCCTCTTTTCTGATTTCCTCTAATTGGCTTTTAAACATGGCTCCAAAACCACTAAAGCCAGTTAAATTTTTCATGTCTCTACCTCCGCTTGCATAGCTCTCGTTATTAAGTCATGGTGTATGTTTTTGATATAGAAATAGCCTGACAGATTTCCGGCAGTAATGTAAATTTTGTCGCCTTTCCTAAGGAAAGGGATGTCCGGGGCCTCAATTGTGATTGAACGTTCAGGCGAACCGTTCTTCTCAAGAATCTTTTGTGCCGCTGCCTGTGCGGATGCCAAGCTATCATCCTGTGGTCTTTGATATATCCGTTGCCTGATACCGAATTCAGTCTTCCCGTCTAGGACAGCTTCGACAGGCATCCAGCCTTTACTATCCTCACGACCTACAACCTTGACCCGTGTGAGCAGATTCTCAATACTGACCCGGTCACTCGTCAGAATAGTATTGTTGGCAGATGAAAAATGATATACCACTGTATTTGACCCACGCAGAACAACCTCAACCTGACCTTTATTCATTCGAATGATATACTGTCCATATCCACGTTCTTCGGCAAGTTTCAGTATTTTTGCTACAACATTCCCGAGTTTTTCCGTCTTGATAGGGAACGCAGGCATAGGGAAGTCAGGGCCGTTATAGGTTAACAACGGTATTCCCCAGCGCTTAAATATCTCCAGAATAATTGTTTTACTGCTGGTGCCCGCAGAATAGTAGTGTACCTCTTCGGATTCCTGCAATTTATACAAGTCGTCAAAAATATTCAGATCAAGGTCTTTTCTGCTGCTGCTCCGGTAATGCCATATATTGATGTCTCCGCGGAATACCTCCTGTTTGCCGACTCCCCAATCAGCATGAATCAGAAGCACCGTGCCCGGCGAAGCTAGTGACGTCATGTATGTCTCATTGTATTTTTGGTTTTTGAACATTGCCGTCATTCTGGATGCCAACTCGCTATCCGTTTCACCAAATGATGTGCTCTGTAACAAAGGATAAACATTGTGTAGTTGTCCATGTCTATCATAAATTGAAACGGTATATTGTATTTTTCGAATATCAATCATACATCCACATCCTTGCATACTTTATACCGGGAGCTTAAGGACCTGGCCCGGTTGAATCAGGTTTGGATTAGAGCTTAAGGGAGGTTTGTTTATGGTATGGATTTCTGTATACCTGCGACCGTTTCCGAGGTGTTTTTGAGCTATACCCCAAAGCGTATCGCCAGATTTTACTGTATATGTGCGTGCTGTCGGAGGTTGCGATCTAGAAGATGCAAATACGCTGTCGTGATTGGTTTGTCTGCTCCCATACACCGGTATAATGCAGTCCTCTGCGCGAACCATCACAATTGTATAGGGAACTCTGTCCACATACCCCCATACCGGCGTAAATTCTCTAATGAATACATGCAAATTGACAGGTGTTTCGGTGATTAAAAACTTCAGCATCTGTCCCGTTGCTCGATAGTTTTCCAATTCCTTAATCAGCTCATTTGGACTTCTCCATGATTTAACATACGACATGTTGTGCAAGGCTCGCTGTGGGAAAAAGCCCTCCAACGTTATCTCTTCTGCATCGTTGCCATTGGGAAATACCCTTTTACCCTTATCCATGAAATTGTATTCGATCATTGCAACTTTTCTCGGCACAGGTACCAATGTAGGGTTTACCGGAAGATGAATGCGATTATTTGTTTTAATATCGGTCAGATAAAAATCCATTTTTACACCCCCGGTACAATAACAGTATTCCTTAATATTGCAGGCAAAAATTTAGAGATTGTATCCAGCAACTCATCAGCAAGCTCAATGTTGTTTTCCCGGATGATTCGGAGAATATCTTGTGCATTAGCAGCACTCTCGATTTTATATGTTGGATTAGCCTGCAGGATCAAGTTTATTGTTTGGTTATTGACGTTAGGGACAGATATAGGGATCGCAGGCTTTTCGACCATCATATTTGTTTCCCGCAGTTTAGATACGCTTCCCGCTATACCTCCTTTGTCATATGCTTTAAAAGGCTTATCCATAGCCGACATCCCAAATATTCTACCGACATTCTCCCACAGGCTCATGCCACGATTACGCTTCGCAGATGATAGGGGAATGATAGCTTCAGGCCCGGCTTCAGCAACTAATCCTACATGAGGCTTTGTCATGATGCCGCCATAGGCGTGAGGATAACTCCATGTATTCCATGTATGCGGATAATAGTCTTCGTGATCGTTCCTTTTCGGATTACTTTCACTCATGTATCTGGCAAGCACATTAATATTGATTTTCTTATCAGTAGGAAGTTCATTCATTTTACATTCCAGTTCGGACACTTTTGCAATGGCATCAAGGAATCGTCCTTGTTCCGCTTCAGTCAATAGATGGTATTTTTTCGCCTGATCTTCGAGTGTAGCTCCAAGGTCGAATTCAATGAGCTTTTTTTGTGCTTCGTACAAGCTGCTGTATTGATCTCTTAGTTGTGTAAGCTGTTCATCTTCTTGTATAAGTGCATCAATAATTTTTCTTCGTTCTTCCTCAAATGTCCTATCTTGCATTGCAAATGCAAACCCGGTCAAACCGCTGCCGCTGAAATCATACCCGACTGTCCGTGCCACCTTATTGATCCTATCAACTAAAGAGTTAACTCTTTTTGAATCTTTTCCCCAATCATATCCATCTTCATCTCTGGCTTGGATTAACTTCATCATTTCAAGCTCATATGTTTTAAATTGTGATATTGCCTTTTCCAGTGCATTTTTTTCTTCGTAGAGTGCGTCTGTCCTATCTGTTGAAGCCTTGAACCGTTCTTCAATTTTAGAAAAATTTTTTTCACCTAAAGCAACTTCCTGTTCCAGCTTCAACTTTGCGGATTTTTTGTCTGCCTCTGTGATGTCATTGAGTAATCCTAGCTTTTCCCTAAGCTTCCCATTTTCAATGTCATATTGAGTTATAAGCCCCGGGTATATTGCCGACAAACTTTCTATTACCCTTTGTAGCTGGCTTTTTGCTTCAAGCATTTCCTCGGATGTGCCTTTACCTTCACTGATCATTTTACTAAGTCGTTCATATTCCCTAGTAAGAATTCTCGTGCTGCCTGCTTTGTCAGCCATGTTCTGGTATTCATAAGCAGCAGAGCGTAAATCATTTGCAGTCTTTTCAATTTTTCCGCTGCCATCAATCCAACCCGATATTGTTTTTCCTAGACTTCCACCATATAGTAGAGCACCAATACCCCCTATGCCGACTCCGATAGCTGTACCCAACCCTGGCAGTATTGCAGTACCGATTGCGCCACCTAACGCCATCATGGCAGTTTTAGAAATCCCGCTTGCAACGGCATCCCTGTTTTCCTTAACATTCTTAGTATCCGCTGCATGTATAAAGTCGTTGATTGCAGAATAGGCTCCTAATGCACTGGCAGCCCAGCCGACAGGTGTCGCTAGCCCTACAGTAGCTATCTTTCCTGTTGTGACCGCAGCAGCTCCTATGCTTGTCCCGGCAGCTCCCATGCCAGTAACTGCAGCTGTCCCTGTCTCTATTCCCGCACCCGCAGTAGTCAATTTCCCTCCAAGTTTGCCAATGCCGCCAAGAAGCTTTCCTCCTCCAAGTTTTAAAAACGCACCACTAAGCAGAAGTGCTGAAAGCCCTCCCGTCGTGGATGTACTTTCACCGCCCGGCAACAAGGTTGCCGCATCTTTTGCTATACCTTTTAATGCATTCATAATAGCTTCTTTGACTCGTTTACCGTCAAACCCCTCAACAAATCCTTCCGCAAAAGAGGAGCCAATATTGGCTCCTTCCTCAACGGCTGATTTAGCGTTAACTCCAAGAAGTCCTAGGATTCCGATCTTTAATACCGAGCCTATCCCTTCGCCCATACTGTGAGCTTTTTCACTCAACCATACTTTCCCTTTTCCGTTCCACCAATCATTAAACGGTTCCGCTATGATTTTGTCCCAAGCCAACTGCATTTTTTCACCAAGAGTTATTGCGTTTTTCCAGTCCAGACTGTTAACCAAGCTTGAAACTTTTTTCCCAACCTGCTCAAGACTAGACGTAACCCATACACTAATGTTTGCACCGGCTTTTTTGAATTCATCTCCCCAGCGTCTGATTTGTTCTTTGTTCCTATCAATCCAATCCACAATTCGCCCAAGCTGCGGCTTAATGCCTTTCCATAATCCTTCGCCCCAACGCCGCAGCAGCTTATTTTGAATCGTATCCTTAATAGTGGAGATCAGACCTATGGCGGATGTGCTCTGTTTTGCCATCATGCCGCCAAAGCGTCTCTCCATACCTCGGAGAAGCGCATCAATTCCTTTGCCTGCTTCCATACCTTCTCTGCCGATATTTCCTACCTGTTCAGCTGTTAAGCCTAATTCTTTTTGAAGAATTTCCGCAGCGGGTACTCCAAGCTCCTGCAGCTGAAGAAGCTCTTCGGTTTGAAGCCGTCCTTTAGTTTTCATTTGTCCAAGCGCACGGGTTATTCGTTCTATGCCCACAGTCCCTGCTCCAAGACCAGACGCCGTGTCGCCGATCACGGTCATCATGGGCAAAACACTTTCTATCTCAAATCCAAATGCCTTCATAAGCCGTGCACTCTGAAGCAACTCCGGAAACTCAAATGGCGTCTTATTTGCAAAGTCTTCGGCCTCAGACAAAAACCTGCTAGCTCTTTCACCTGACGAGAGCATTGTTTCAAACGCAATCTGCGTTTGCTCAAAATCACCTGATATCCGCATTGGGATTACAATACCTCCAGCGATACCAGCTCCCGCCGTCAACATTCCAATGGTGGATGTCACAAATCCCGTAATTGATTTCAATGGCCTTGTGACCATGTCTTTTACTCCAATGGCGATATTATACGTCTTACCGGCAATCGACCTTGCCTTTGCTCCGATAAGAGCTATAACCTTGGTAGCCCTGTCTATAGCACTTGCTACGATCTCAAGCCTAGAGCGTCGTACCTGGTTCATCCTTTGCTCCATCTTCCACATAGCCTTCTCGAAGCCATAAACCTTTTTACTAGCGGTACTAATTGCCGGTTCAGTGTTGTCTGATGCATGTATGGGAACCTCTATGCGATACACTTCTTCTGTCATTATCATCACCTTCCTGGCAGTATCATTCGATTTAATTGCTTCTCGTTTGCCGTCGCCTCACTCTGCTTGTCCTTAAGGATTAATCTACGCTCGGCAGAGTTAAGGCAGAACCTCTGGATATAGTATGGTTTTGCCATGATTTCATCCGGCGTTCTGCCCGTTTCCCAAAATATTTCGTCCAGCAGAGTGAATTTCCCCCCGGCACCAATTAGTTTTTTATTATGTCGTCGAGCTCAAGGTCATAACCACTCAATGAATCAATCAAATCCGTGACACGTTCTTTTTCGCCGCCAAGCATTATTTTGTCGATAGTTTCAGTGCCGGTTACTAGGTTGTATTTCTTCCAGAAAGCCTTGTTATCCCACAACTTTTTACGATCATCTTCATGAGTAGCCGTGTAAATAATCAGATTTCGAAAGAGTACTCCGTCAATTTCCTCAGCCATGCTGACACCATATTTTTTGCCGCGCTTTGTTACCGCTTTCTTCCTGCAGGTTTGAATTTCATCCTCGCTTAGACCTCTGACTCGAAAGGTGAGTCTAACTGCCTTTTCGCGGATAATTTGGACTTGTTTATAATTCTGTTCTTTCTCTTCAGCAGTTTCTATCATGGCCTGCAAGATTTCATTTTCACTCATTAAGAGTTCTTCTTGCGTAATTTGCTCTTCATTTTCCTCCAGTTTACCTCTATCTGGTGCAGTGCCAACGAATATTTTGCGTTCTTTTACATCCATTTGTATTCCTCCCATAATTTGTGGCAGTAATTTTTATGCCGAAAGCAATTCCTGCAATTCCGGCGGTGAGTTAACCCTCCAACTCCAGGCCCGATTAATAATATCGCCAACCTGAATGTTTGCAAGATCAATTGCGGCATCAGTAGTACAGTTTCGGAATATTAGCCTGCTCTCACCATTACCGTGTCCTTCTATCACACCCATAAAATTCATTACGAATTGCTCTTTTTTGCGAAGGGCAGCTACGAACTGCTCAAGGAACGTTTCATCCTCAATAACTGTCTCTGTAAAGGTCAACGTTACGGTGTACGAGTCAAAAATCGCAACCGCTAATGCTTCTCCTGCAGGCCTATAGTCTGTGTTTGCTATGTTGACCTGAGCATGCCATGTGTTGATCATGGCAAGTAACCTTCCTTCATCATCGTAGAGTTTTCCGCGCCTTCCGTTTAAGATTTTCCTGTAATCAAGCATATTACGTTACCTCCTTATTGTATCGGCGCAAACCGGAACATGAAGTCAAAGTAGAACTTCTCACCACTGTCCGGATCATCTCCGATAAATTTGAACCACATACTGTCTCCCTGTGCCGGGAACTCAGGATTTTCAATTATCTGTGCGCCTTCCAAGAGCTTTTCTTCATTGATCATTGAATTGATTACGCCCTGCGCTGCCATTCTAACAGTAGCTCTTCCATTTTTGTCGTTATTGACTCTGCCGATAAGTCCTTCTGTAGCAGCATTGATACGCTTCATGACTTCAAATCGGGTAGTCACCCTGCGTATTTTTTTCCAGCCTTCATCAAAGCCTGCATCTGGAAGCACCAGGGCATTGACACCAGACTCAATCCATACCTGTTTCTTGGAACTCATTGTAAATACGAGTCCACCGGCAGATATGATTTCATTTGCTTTATTCTCCAGATTTTCAGTAAGTCCGGTAGCGCCTCTGATAACATAGTGCGCAAGACTCTGCGGAGCGGTAACAGATGCTACCAGCCCGGATATTCTGGCTGCAGCACGATAGCCCTGAATGCTCTCACCGTTTTCAATGAAACCATTGATGCAATAATGCATTAGAAAATCATTTAAAGCTCTCAGGTTCGTAAGCCGTGTCGCATAAACTACTGAGTTGCCTTGACCGACAACAGCCCTGGCCAGCTTTCCCCGCCGAAATATATTGTTGATGTAGCTTTGCACAAGCGTAAAGATGGTGGCATCCTCGCTATCAATAGCCAGTACGTCCCATTCATAAGGTTCCAGCACATTCAACGCATTGTCATAATCAAGACTGGTAAGTATCGGATCTGTTCCTCCCGTCAATGCGATTTGAGCAATAATCCTCAATGTCCCGTTTCCGTTTACTATCTTTGTGAACTCAAAATACTCAGATTTACCGCTTACTGTGTCGCGTAAATTATCCACCACATTAGCAGCAATGGGGAAGGTGAGTCTTTCGAGCTCCCGTGTGCCTTCATGTGCAATGATGTCCATCAACTGACTATCGTAAAGATTTACCTGAATGCTAACCGTGATTTGACGTGTACCGGGGTATTTCAAGCGAAGTGTACCCACATCGACTCCCGGTGCCACAGAGCCGTCCTTAATAATCAGAGTTGCACTGGTGCCTCCTGTTCCCAGTCTTATGCAAGCTGTTTCAGTGACGTTTTTAAGCTGCTGCACTGCTACATCGCTTAAATTTGTAGCGCCATTGTACTCCCCATATTGTTGTTCAACCTGTGTCTTTTCCGAACAGTAAACAACTGCACCTAGCGGCCCCCAATTGCTTCTAAATACTGCGGCACACTTTCCTAGTTCTGCTCCAGGCACACTGGCACCTCCGGCGTTTGATATGCGAAAAAAGATGCCTGGCCTGATCATCTGCTGTCCCAATTTATAGAACGCTCCCATTAAATTTTAACCTCCTTTTTTGCAAATTTCTCTGCGAGGGCTTTGGCTTCAGTTTTAGTGTATTCGGTCTTGCCACCGTGCACCAATGCTGCCCTCATAATGTTCGAGCTTATGCCGAACACACTCGATGCACCTCTGACAAGCTCCTCTAAAAGGTATTTGCTTTCTTGGTCAACCTTGCCGATTTCCTTTTCTTTCTTCAATGTACTAACCTCCTTTTCCAGGAATAATTCCCGCATGATAGATGTGATTTAATTTTTCACTGATTTCCGCTTCCGGCACCAAACCATATTTCACTGTCAATTTGATTTGTCCTCGTTTAATATGGTCAGCCTGACTATCTGCCGCTACCGATTTACAGAACAGCGGAGAACCATCGGCCAAATATATACATTCTGTCAATGCTATTGTTTCAGCTATTTTTTTTACCCACTTCAATCTGCCAATTGGTGACGGCGCAAGCACATGCCCCATCAGAGTAGCTTCCACCCATGTTACTGTATTCCAATATTCCGTTGCACTAAAACCTAGCAGCCTCCAGTAAACCGCAGGAGCATCATCATTTATGACCCACCTGTTTGAATCTAATTGTAACGACGAAAACTTTACCGACATCCAGCTATTTAATGCCGCCACAGGATCAGGCTCAGTAGTTTCATGTGACGGAAATGAGAGTACTACGAACTGCAATAGTCTTGTGCATGCGTCCCAATCATCATCCACTGTGTCTTCATCAGGTGAACCTGTATAAATACATGTGAACACCTCACCTGACTCGTCGGTAAGTATCAGCCTCTTATCCAATGATTCTATGACCGATTTAGCCAGACTATCAACTTCCCGAAATGTGGTTCTCGCAACATATGGCCACACTTCAATAACATTCTGATTTCCCAGCCATGCGCCGTAATCATCATTGCCTTGACGGATAATTAAATACGGCTTGAGAGTTTTGACACCTGCCGCATGCGGCTCATAAACTCTGCCTCCGATTTGAGGGATGTCATTGATAAGCTTATCTCTTATTTCTTTTCTCATTATACGCCTCCTCAGAGTTTTTTAATATCCCTCATGATCAAGGGTATAAATTTTTCCACTGTAGGCCTTAGAATCGGCTGCGGTTTCATGCCCTTGGATTGTTTGACAGGATGGGGAAGACCCGGCCAATATAAAGCCTTTTTATTTACCGGCTCTATAGGTCTTTTTTTTGGCCCATGAATACCGGTGCCGGTCTCAAGATACTCGCCGTAATGCATTGTATGAGCCAGATACAGTATAAAAAGATTATCCGGCTCAATATCTAATCCGCCTTGGATTCCTTGCTTTGCATGGCCGGTTCGATCTTTCCATGGCCTGTTTTCCTTTGCCCATCGCTCCATTTTCGACGCATAACTGGTTAGTAGTATTTGGAGTGCGGCAACCTGTCTTTTAACCTGTTCTTGCATCAACCGTTCAATTTCATGCATTAACTCACCAACTCCAAATCAGCCTGATATGCGACTACCTGTCCGTCAAGTCTCTGCGGTACAACAGATATAACACTAAAAGAACCAAGCCTCGGCACTTCGAAAGTGTCTCTTACATTGGTTTCTGCTCTTATATCCGTCTGCCAGTCTGCGATTAATCCCCAGCCGGAATCTGCGGTAAAAGTACCACCTAAATTACTTGTACCTCTGGGTTGTCCCAACCCCTTTTTGAATATTCGTACAATAAACGGGCCTGCCAACGTAATGTTTTCCTCGAAGTAGCCCTCTTTTTCTGTTTTTTGTATCCTTTTTATTGTTATCTCGGTAGGATTTTGCCTAATCGACCAGAGCGTGTTTTCCCTGCGCAAAGTTACATAAACAGTTACATCGTCCATCATAATACCTCCGGTGGAGTTATTTTCAGGATTATGCCTCCCTCAATCTTTGAAACACCGGGTAGCTTTTCTGACATTTTGGCGTATTGCTCTGCCATTACAAGAGCATGCGAGAGCTGATCTTTTAAAGAGGTTAAGTCATACTTTTCCTGTCCTGCAGAATAACTCTCAATTTGTCCCTGCAGAAGTCCGGCTTTCATTGTCCATCCGATAGAGGCAGATGCATAGACATTTGTCGACTCGGCAAGAAGCCCATTAAGCTCCACATCCGTAAATCTGGTATCGGTATCACTTTTTCCTTCCGGTATGACTTCGTTTAGGAGCTTCCGCAGCTTTTCCCGCAGCTGCTGAGTTGGAATCATCATCATTCACCGCCTTAAAATGTGGACACTGGTTTTCCGTATCTGCCGATTCGTTTGTCCACCGTTTTCCCTTTACTCCAGGATAGCATTTGACTAGCGAAAGCATACTAAAATCTGTGCCCGGCTTCCACGGAAACCAGGCACAGTTAATACATTTATTCATTAACTTCACCTTCCTTATTCAGGCAAAGTCAATTCTTGAACCGCATTGGCAGGGGATGCCAGAACGCCGCGTCTTGCCCTCCCGACAACCGCATTTTCGATGAGCTTCTTCAAATCTCCGCCAGTGGCATCAATACGTAAATCATGCTTTACCAGCTCCCTGAAGTACTTCTGTCCTTCAATGAGGTATACCTTGTCCGCACTCACACCAGAATACGAGTATATTTTTTCTCCTACAACCGTACTCCAGCCGTCGTAATAGATGATTGTATTTATCTGGCTAATCGCCGGATAAACCGTACCTCCAATCTGCATACGCTGCAGGCATTCTTCAATGTCCCAGCGCCGACTTGAGTGTGCAAGAAGGATATTTGGACGGCGCGGAGATTTAGTATCAGTATTCTTATCCTCGGCAGCATCCTTAAGCCCTTGCTTGATTGTATTCCTCATCCTCACTAACATATCCCCAGTTATCGAAGAGGCTGCCGTCTTGTTTTTTGCATGGTAGTTGAAGTTAACGATAGGATACAAATGTATGTGGTTTAGCAGAGCATTATATGCTTCTCCGATAGCTCTGTTTGCCTCTGCCATTTCCCAAGTCTTGTCATATTCCACCATGTCCTCTGTCCATTCAAGTCCAGTGGAATAGGTGATGATGGGAACTGTATCCTTGGCTCCGATTTTCCTACTTCCAAACTTCACTTCCTCAAGCTCCATGTGCTCCAGGAATACCACCTGAGCATTAATAAACGCTGACGCATCAACATGCTCGGTAAATTTCGCATCCTCAATCCTGCGATAGATGGGTGCGTACAAAAGAGGTACCGCCTCTTTGCCAAGTTCAAGGTCAATGACCGTCTTCTGAATGATGTTTTCAAGTCCTGCTGCCGTTGTAAGCATTTCACCAATAGATACCTTAAACTCCATGATTTCCATTTCGCCATTGATTAGTTTTTTACTAATGGCCTTTAATTCACCGTTTAAAATATACGGTACATACTCTTCAATACTTGCAATGCGTCTTGCTGCTTTTAATGAGTCAATGCTAAAAATTTTCATATTATGCTACACCTCCATTATGCATATACTTGGACCTGAGGCCCAAGTATAAACCAGATTACATTATTTGCGTCTTTAGCTACCGTTACCCTGCCGACAAGCCTGTTTTGCGGATTGCCGTTTGGATCTGGATTAGCTGAAGTGGTGAATAGATCGGTCGCATCATCCCAGTAAATTTTGTCGCCTTTGTTAAACGCATTGGCTACCATAATTTGACTTGTTTCGTACAGCGCCTGCTCAATATTAAGTACAACTTCAGCAGTGGTGCTTGCGTCTGCTGTTACAGACATAACAGCCATGCCAATAAAACCATTGAGCAAATAGAATTTACCTTGCTCAATTAATGTATTAACAGGAACTGTCACCTTTACGGAAGATGCTCCTCCAATTTTTCTTCCCATGATAATTTCCTCCTCATTCAATGATTTTGATACATACTGCCGGTTTGAGCGGTGACTGTGAAATCACCTGCAACCCTGAGAGTTTTTCGTTCTGATAACTGATTATTCCTTGTCGAAAGTTATCCCTTGGCTCGAATCTGCCATCACGGCCATTTCCTACATACACCTGTGATTTTGGATTAAATCTGACTATAGAGCTCATATACTCACCCTCTTGGTGTAAATCATGTTGTTTTGTCCATCTGCTTCGGATTTTTTTGTTCCATAAACGTATGGATACTTGTCCGTATGCAGTTTGCTGATGGTTTCTTTGAATTTTGCATCACCTAAAAGCTTTTCGATTTCACCTATAACCTGCTCTTTTGTAGCATTGGCGGGTACGCTCACACTCAGTATCTTTTTAATTAGATCTTTTGCCATCTCTCCGTTGACCTTTTCTCCGATAGCCTCATCTACCACCTTGCTATGTGTAGCTTTGCGCTTTTCATCAAGCGCCTCCTGTGCTTCTTTCGCCAAAACAAGTACATCCATTTCACCCGTTACTGCTAATATCTCTTTGAGCTTGACCAATATCCCGATATTCTTTTTTACCTCATCCAGCCATTTCGAATCCATTTCGCCTGCTGCCTGTTCTGCAGTCAACCCCATTTCTCCCATGATTTGCGCCACGGTGACTTCCTTGTTCGTCCTCATGGCGTTCAGTTTTGAAACGATTTCTTTCCATGTCATAACGATTTCTCCACCTCCTAAAATTTCATCCATCTCACCGATGGACACAACACGTGTAGACATTCCAGCTCGTCCAAGCGGAGTCCAATCGATACTCAGTGCCTTATAGTCCACGACTTCGGTTTCTCCTGCGTTTTGCTGGAGTCGTGGAATTCCAAAAATGCTTACTGTATCAATGACCTTCGCTTTAATCCATCGTTTTAAATCAGGTGCCGATTTATCAACAACCCCTCTGAAGTACGCTTTCCCATCCTTCCACATTCCTCCAACCCAATGAGTTACAGGCTGCGGAAACTGTGTATCCACATCCTCTGCCTTTTGATGTCCCAAAAATCCGGGCAACCCCTGAGTCATTACCTCGCCGACGATTTTTTGCAATGCTGCAGGCTTATAATTCCAGCCGCGCTTAGATTTTCCCGCAGGTATTTCTACGACCACCTCCATAGGCTCTGCGTCTCCTGATTTCAAAACATTTACATCAACTTTGGCCGCGAGAGGAATGTCCTCCGGCTTTATCGATCCGGTGATAATGGCATGAATGGATGCAGCCTCGCCGACCGCCTCATTCATTTCTCCGATTGCGAGTTTTAGCCACTTGCGTTTCATCTCGTTTTTTCACCTCCCTTCAGGAAATTTGCATAAAAAAATAAAAGCCCTTCCGAACTCTTATGTCTTATGTACTTTTAGTCTGCTTTGATTTTAAAATTAAGGTTGTCCTATTCGCAGTAGAAATCCCTATTCAACTCATGCATATGATCAACAACTTCTTTTCCAAGATCGCTATATTTAGCCCTGCCTTCCTTAAAAAATTCTTTCAGTACTGCAGTAAATTCCTCGCCGGTCTTCGTAGCCAGAAATTTTTCCTTCTGCTCCTGTGTCAGCTTTCCCGGATGCTCCCAATTAATCATTCTTTCATCATCCTTTCGATGAATTTAAAAAGCTTGCGATCCTTATTATTCAGATTTTGCGGATTAAAATAAAACTCCCTTAGACCTTCAGAAAAATACTCGCGAAGTCTTGTCACATCAAAAATTATATCACTTCCCGCACTTGCAGGGTAGATGGCAGACTGGTACCATGAAATAAATTTAGTTACTTCAGGATGAGCTAACAACAAAACAGTAATCCCAGAGGGGACTGAGAATATATCCATGTGTTCATGAGTGATTTTATTAACCGGTATTCCGTCTGCAATAATTTTTATAAATTCCTCATTTTTATACAAAGAATGATGGTTATCAAGGAAATGTCCGATCTCGTGGAGAGTCTCTCCCGGTTCAACATCCTTTATCAGTTTTATTGCTTTTTCATTATGATGATATCCAGAAGCATTGCCTGTCCAACCAGTATACAATGCAATACCTTCATTCTGCAGCAACTCAAGCTGCTTTAACGGCAACTGCATCAGATCGGCAGCAATCATCTGCCGATCAGCGTCATCGTTAAAATTCGGTGAAAGATTCCCGGTTTTAATGCCCATAATTGCATCCGTCGTGATGCCGTTATATGTTTTCTGATACCAAGCTTCAATGTCAGGCTGGCTTTGCGGATTCTTCTGCCATTCGTTCAGCTTCTTTATGACATCCTCAGTGCTGTCATGCACAGCCACCACTGTGCACATGCAATTAGGGTGGGGAACTCCCATAGGCTCATTTCCCGGACTATATACCCCTTCGCCAAGGCCTTCATCATGTTCGGCATACGTATCACATATATCCCGGACAGGATGACTCGGGCTGAGCACCCATCTCACACCAGCATAAGCAGGTGAGTTTCTGGCGCCTTCAACCGTGCCGCGCCAAAACGCATTACTGGTTTCAGTCCTTGCCAACCGGAGGGCTTCGTAGGATATATCCCCCGGAATACGTCCTTGCAACCGTTTCATCATGTCGGGATAATCTTTTGCCAAAGTATTCATATCTGTGCGAACATACTTTTCAAGCAACCTAGCTGTTGTTACTGCATCCTGACCGGTTGCCACTGCGTCCTGTATTATATTCCGTAAAGCCGTCTCGTTATTGTTGCTTATGTTCCAAATGCGATCCGATAGCTTCATACCCTTTTTGTATGTATTCCATACAGCTTCAACCGCTCGTTTATTTACTCGTGAAAAGGATTCCAGCACAGGTTTTTTTTCGATATCAAAGCCGCCATCTTTAAATACCTTAAAGGTTATATTCTGTGATATACCTGTCCCAGCCTCTACTGATGTCCGGATATACTCAGTTAGTTTGGATGTAAGATTTCCTTTAAGAAGCTCTTTTTCATATTTTAGATGACTTTCCACCTGCTCAAGCTGACGCTTGCGCATACCAGAAGGGGAGAGAGCAGCGACCTGTCGTAGCTTTTGGCTAATGCGGTCGGTCATAGCAGTATACATCTGCCTGATCTCTACATCCTGTGTTAACCGAAGATTGATGAACGCCTTACGGGCTTGAAGTGCGTACAGTTTATATTCTCCGGCAGCTGACTTAAGTTTTTCGATTTCATCACTCATTCCGCATCAACCTTTTCGATTTCCTTATCAATTTCATCTGCCTGATTTTCTAAGAACTGTCCGTCCTCAAGGCGCATCCGCATGAGCCTAGTCTTCATGATACGCTCACGCTCGCCGGGTAGTTCAGGATCATCGCTTATATAGTCGTTCATTGTATTGATGTGCTGAGCCAAGAATTGAACTGCCGCTTCAAGGCTGATAAAATTACCCTTAAGCGCCGTATCCAACGAAGCTGTAACCTTCTCAAGCACCTCGGCCAATTCTTTTTGATCTCTCGGATCAACCTCATCCCACTCAAGCACTGTGGCATACGTAGAAAACATTCTGACTTCCGCTTGTGATGTCATAGCTAAGACAATACGCGCCAAGCGCTGCCAGCTTTCTGTAAATTGCTCGCGTTTTCTTCCGATCCTGCGGATAAGAATTGGCATTTGCTCCCTTACTGAACTCAGAGAGCTGGGTGTATGCACTCCAAACGCAAACTCCGGTGTCTCGGAGGTGTCTACAATACAGTAAAAAATGAGTTTTAAAAGAGTAGCAGCATCGCCGGTGCTGCTTTTAACCTCGATAAAATCTACATCTTCGTTATCTTGAAAGATAAAAAACTCATGACCATCCAGACTGATGCTTCCTCCCTTGGAGGCAAAATCCTGTGGATCAGTAATTGCAAAATTATTTCGCAAAAATGCAGACAAATCTTTTATTTTAAATTTGAGCCTAGGAGTACTATGCATTTTACTCCCCTGTATCGCATGAAGCAATACATCATGGTAAGCCTTCAAAAAAGGTTCAATAGGCTCTAAATCACTTTGCCCATACTCCTTTGTTTCATCTCCTTCGTTTTTAAAATGGACGATGGGCACAAAACTCCAGGGGTTATTTTCTTCACCGCCCATCATGCCCAACGGAACATCTCCGGTCACTTTAATGATTCTTTTCCCTGATGATATCCGCTGGAGGATCACAACCTGACGCGGAATATCTTTTTCATCCAGCCAATTGTTGACTGACTGCAGCACATACTCCTTTACATCTCCACTCAGAGGATCTCTAATAATGTGAGTCACTTGCTCCGGAGGAATGATATTCAACATCAGTCGCGTCTTAGCTTCCGGATATAGTGCAGCATCCGCTTGCTCTTCACGGGTTATGAAGACAAAGCAGTCACCGTCTCTTAATGCATTCCTTTGTACTCGCTGCATCTTTGAGGTGTTATCACTAAAAAAATCCTCAAGGACCTGCTGTGCAGCGTTATCCTTACTGCGCAGCCTTGGAACTCCCATAAAACCTACTGTTGTATTTATCATAGGCCGCGCAAATCCAGCCCCAAGCTTATATTTATCGTTTGTATTCTCATATAGCTGTCTGGCTTTCACATAATCAACACGGCTTGAATCCAGTTTGTAGGCATTCATGACCCCGCCAGTCCGAAGCGTCCAGATTGAAGTAAAAAAAGTTCGAAGCCTCGATATCTCGCCGGCAACACTTTTTATCCAACTCACAGATTCACCTGCTTTCTTGTATAAATTGTATAAACCTCCCTCTGATGTAAAATGGAAGTGCCAACAAACCAAAATATCAACAGGAGGAAGGTGTTTACTGATATATTTTTATGCTTTTAAAAATCTTCAGCTGGCTTTCATCAAAAATGATACCCTTGCCCGTGCCCTTGCTGACAAAATCAACAGCCATTCTGGCAGAGTTTATCGCCATACCAAAGTGATTTGGCACGTTTTTTTTATACCGTATCTTCTTATCCTCACCCTCGCCAATTTCCTCCTTTACCAGCTTTTTTAAGTGGGATTTTACTGTATTTATGACTTTTTCCTCTGTTGGATTTCGTGGTTTGGGCATTAAGGCGAGGGGAGGGGTACATGCGAAAAGGTCTGTAGTTTCGTCCAAAGATTCATCCCTGTCAACCGTGATCTTTCTGACTTCCTTTTCATCCTTGCCTTCAATCCCTTCCTTCAGCTCCAAACCGCTGAAATACTGAATGTATCCAATAGCCTTTTTCAGCCTTCGGACAATCTTTTTGCTTTCAGTTTTGTATGGCATTGCATCTATAATCAAGCAACCGACATTAAACTTTTCTTCTATCTGCTCAATCAATACTTCCAGTTCTTCCACATCCACTACCCAAAAGTGCAAAATCCTTATACCATCTTCATAAGGTTCCGCAACTGCTACGTGAGCTTGATCGCCCATATCAATGCCTACACCTGTAACTCTGCCGCTGTAGTCCGTAAAGAAATAATCGCTTGCGACCTCTATACGTTTTAACACCTCGCCAGATACCGGCTGCATGTTACCACTATCAGGCAGGGCCAGAACGCTGCGCCGAAATTGCGCTCTTTTGCTCGGCTTATCCTGCACACGCCCCCATCGATTCCATATGAGCTGAAGATTTGCACCCGGCACAATCAGCTGTGGCACCCGATACCCCAGCCGGTCTTTGCTCCTGTCCGGATGCTCAGCTACCCATCTGCCTCCGGCAACATCAATCGCTTTGCCACATTTTATACACACAAGCCGCACATCTCTGTCTTTTACTACAAAACATTCCGGAAATTCATCTTCAACCGCTGAATAACGCCCGCATCCAGAACACTTTATATGCCATTTCCGCATATCGCTAAGCTGGAACAAATCATCAATGCCGTCTTCTTCATAAAGTGCGACAGAAAAATATTTCTGCCAGCCAAGCGAACCCGGAGCAGAAATGCGATCTTGAGCCAAATCCATATTTTCTTGGTTAATTAAGGCAACTTCATCGAATACAATTTCATCGGCAGGTATGGAAATCGCTCCTGTCTTTGATACTAGGCCGAGAATATACAGAAAATATGAATCTATTTCCTTTAGTCCCGGCTGATCAGTACCGGTCAACCTGCTCTTTAGATACTGACTGCGGTTTATATACGGATCAAATCGTGTCTGCCCAAATCTTACCGCCATCCTGTCAGTAGGCAGATAATATATGACATTTCGCTTCATTACATCGACCATATACAAAACATGAGCTATTGCCAAAGTTGAAAATCCTGTCTGAGCTCCTTTTTCAATAGTGATGTGAGGATGACTGTTATATACACTTACTATTTCCTCCATAAATGGTCTGCTCAGCGGATCATATGCCTGTCCGTTGTCCAATGTAAGGTTATCTCTACAATATTGAACAAAATCAACTAGTTTTCTTTTTTGTTTTTCTCGTTCATCCATGGTCTTTTTTATCTCAAGGATGCTTTTTTTATATTGGTCTTTTATCATGAATTCCTCCTTATTGGGGGGAATGAATTATCGAATTCGATTTTTGTGCATTTAAACGTCTTTTATAAGCTTTTTGTTTTTTTATAAACACTTTTTATAAGAAATTTATGATTTATGCTTCCGATGGTTTTGGCAGATACCCGCCAAACGCATTTAAACGGTCCACAATCAATTTTAATACCTCTTTAGCATGATTGTATTGCCGATTCTTTTTAAATGGTTTTTATAAGGAGTTAAAAGGGTTTTAAATGGTTTCGCACATCTGATCGGACCCCTCTTAAATGCTTTTTCGGTTTAGCATCTTATCGCTTATAACCTCCTGAACCTGATATGCGACGAGTCAGCATTTCAAGCTTCGGATTTTTTTATAACATTCACCGGCAGATCTACAATTCGTGATTCTCCTATGAGGCTTATGATTACCTTCGCCCTGTATCTTCGAGCATCAAGCTTAACAATCTTGCCTTCAAGCCCCTTCAGAGGCCCTGACACCACGTTTATTTTCCCGCCTTCAACAAATATTTCAGATAAACCCAGTAGGTCGCCGTTTTGCGTCAGTCTCAATATAGCGCCAACTTCAGCATCTAAAATAGCAATAGGCCCTAGCTCATCACCAAGGAGCTTAATCACTCCCGTCACTGACCGTATCTTGTAATACGTTTCTGTTCCCATTACGGAGATTACGATAAAAACATAACCGGGAAAAATAACTCGCACTACACTGCGCCATTTACCGCAGTTTTGCTCTAACATACGTTTTTGGGGTACAACGGCGGTTATACCGCACTCACAAATACGCACCTTAATCTCTTCTTCTTTTCCGGTCATCACTTGCGCTACATACCAGTTCATGAAGCACCTTCGGCTTTCAAAGCTTTTTCTGTATCCGCCACAGCATCAAGTTGCTTTTTAGCTACATCGTAAACCTTGTTGTATAAATCCGGATGCTCTCGTCCTAAAGCATCAAACAATTTATTCAGCGCCGCCTGCATGCCGCTTTCCTCTTTGGACCTTAAAACGCTGTCAGTTCGCCTTTTATACGTTTTAGTTCTGGCTAGACTGACCACACCTTTAACAACATCCTCAATCTCCATTGCATCCCATTGTTCCTCAGGTGCTGCCATGATTCTTTCCATAAGCTTTTGAGCGGCTATGACCATCAGCACTTCCACATAATCAAGATCAGGGTACTTGTTCATTGCATCCGTAATCCTGCGCAGATTCTCCTGGTTCATCACCGCCATCTGCAGATCGGCATTTATTCTCCTGGCATAACGGAAAACTGCACCATATGATATTTCATATCCATGCTCCATTAGGAATTCACTGATGTCCTGATATGTGTACTCCTGCGGTATCATGATCATCTGTTCAACCGATGTCCGCAGCTCCGGGGGAAGGCTCCCAATTTTCGACCTTACCCTTGTTCGCTTTCCCATATCATCAGCTCCTAAACTTCAATCAGCTCATCCTTCTTCCTGACCATCAATAGCTTGATGCCATCAGCAGTAAGCCGTACTTCAACCTCATCCAAATCAAAATCAGCAATATCAACCGCATCCTTTGTTTCTATATGCCGCGCCGCAATCATCCCGCATTGCTGAAGATAATCCAAGCTAAAGTATATATCGGATTCAGCTCTATCTCTGAAAACAACCTGCAGATCACACGCCTTGAACCATGTTGAATGAAATATATTACCCATTGCCCTTACGATAGCTCCGTTTAGCTTCGCAAAATCATTCGCAACTATTTCGTCAATAACTTTTCTTTTATTGGCAATATTCTTGTCCATTAAAATTATCCTCCCCTCACAGTGCCTTTCATTTCGTAGAGCATGTCATAAATTTTCTCAAGCCGTTTTAAAATCTCACCGGTTGTCTGTAAATAGTCTTCTTTCCGTACAAACTCTTTATTGATATCCTCCTTAACCTCGTTAAGACGCCCCGACACTTCGTAATTACATTTCTCATTTTCAACACGTACATTTTCAATTCTACTGGAAAGCTCTTTTTCAATACTTGACATACGACTCTTGTTTTCTTCATCCGCTTTTTCAAGCCTTGATAATTCTCTTTTAAAAATCCCACCGATGATTGCAATTACAAGAGTGGATACAACCTGGAATATTGCAGTTATAGTAAGTCCGTTAACCATTCTTTCACCTCGCTTCTTTTATTTTTAGAATTAAATAAAAGATACCATCGAATCTAGAGTTTCAATGATATCTTAATCTTTTATGGCATATTATTCTATTTATGGAATTTGAGCAAATAATTTGTCGAATCTAATAATTTATCCCGGTATAGTTGGACGCGCATTCGCTTTGCTGTAATTAATTATATTTCTAACCTGCGATTCGGACAAATTATATTTTCTTGCCAGTTCTTTATAGTTCCCACCGTTGAATTCTCGTTTTATTATTTTGTCCCGGATGGACTTTACCAGCATGTTACTCTTCGGAAAATACATAGTTGTGCCGCCAAATATGATCGACATCCGTATAATGTTATCAATGCCGATAACATCTACCAGAGGCTTATACCTATCCGGCACTTCATCAACGGTTATTTCATTTATCCATTTTTCCATTGACTCCATTCCTCCGTTCTTCGTACTGGACGTACTTTTTAATTACTTCAATTAAGGTGTTGCCATTTTCAAAAGACACAAACTGAAACGGTTTCCGTTCACAAGCTGAAATTTTAAGCTCCTTTTTTATTATTTTACAAAGCCGATATGCCAATTTAACCTTTGATGGCTCCTTGTCAAAACTACTAAGCTTGTACATGAAAAACCAGATCTTTTTTTCCTGCGCAGGCGTAATCATACCAGCCCTCGATATTCTTTGCCCATCCTTAAGTTTAATCAGCTCGTATATCACCTTGGCTGCATCTGCGGCATCCAGATCCGCAATTGATTTTTTTTCGGTCACTCTACCGACCAGCACATGCAAATTGTCATCCGGGTTTCCTTTTTCATAAATCCCCAACTGCGATGCAATTCCATATATTGAGCGCCTTTGTTCGTTTGTTATTTTTGACATCTAAAACACCTTCATCGCTTTGGATTTTTAAAACGGCAACATATCCCCGCTCTCGTCATACTCGACTCCGACCTTAATGCCTTCCTCCACTACAACAGCATTTCTGATTGCACGAAGCGCCACCTCAAACTCAATCGTATTCTTTCTATACCCGGCTGTCTCCAGAAGCTGAACGATTCGTTCATAATTTGCGGCTTCCTGTACAAAGTACGCATAATGCTCCGCATCCATTTGACGTAGCCCCGCAAGATTTTTAAGAGTCTCCACATCCTTTTCCCAATTACCCTTTAATTTCTTCTTAAGAGCAGTCGCAGTCTTATCGTCTGTCGCAACTTGTGCAATCACATCATCCACAGACTGCTCTACGTAAGTCCCTTGGAATACCGCAGTCAATATGCGCTTAAAAGGCTCCGTATACTTGTATATGCGCTCCTCTTTGACAAAATCGCTTAATATATAGCCAAGAGTTTGCGACAGAAACGAATGCGATACCACCTTTAGGCTTTCGCTGCATGTAATAACAACCTTTGCATTATCGCTGCCCCAAAACTCAACCTGTTTAACCTTCTTGTCATTCAACGCTTCAACACCAAGCTTCTGAAACTCACCCTTGATTCTTTCAATCTCTTTTCTTGCTTCTTCAGCTAATTTCATCCATTTTGATAAATTGTCAACCTTTGCAATAATTTCACCGTTCAGCATTGTTAAATCACCTCCGTCATTTCGCTTACACATTTTTTGCAAACGTTTTTGCCTCTATACCTACCAACTTCAGTTGTATCCCCGCAAAAAATACACCGTGGAGTATGCGGCGCAATTACAACTTTACCATCCTCTACTGTAATGTCCACAGCTTCGCCCCCTAGGAAAGAGTTGTACTCCCGCCTGATATCCGCAGGGATTGTCAGGCTGCCGCCTTTTGAAATTACCTTATGCCTGATACTCATCTTAATTCCCCCCATCGTATTTTATTCCCCCTCTGCATCTATACCGGCTTGGGACGGTTCCCCATCAGGAAGCTGCATTAAGACCGCTGACCTTGCGGTCAAACGGATTTTACATATTAGGATATCCAATTATATTTGTTGTTCCATTTTCGCAAGCAAGACAAACCTGTCGTCCTTCAGGAACGTAAGTACTACACATCAAGCACCGATCCATGTCGTTAACCACATATGTTATCTGAGTTTTTTGTATGGTATCGATACCCTTGTCCGGCAGTTTGTTTGTGACATCGGATGCCTTATCTCTGCTTCGGCATATGCACTCAAAGTGCTCATCAAGCCTTTTCACAGCATCGTATGTTTTGATCCATTCTATATGGAGCTTCTCGTACTCTAATGGTTCATTTATTACTTTTCTTGACCGATCATTAAGTTGCTCCAATTTTCCAAACAGCATGTCTGATTTTGTCTCATAGAGCATTGCGCAAATCTTTCGGTATAAAAGCTTGGAATTTGCGTAGCTCTCAAGTGCTTCTAAGATTTCGATCTTTGTAAAATGTTTCATAAATTCTATCTCTATCATTTCTTAGCCCCCTTTCATATGGCCTGAGATGTTCCTTAAACTTCAGTTATGCTACCCGATGCAATCATCACTTGTACCCAAAGCTTCTGGCAGTCATATGCCAACCTGTATCTGCCGTCAGTCCTATACCGGATAAAATGTATCAACCGCTTCAGCATAATTCCCTCCTTGAATTAAAGTTCTTATAATGGTCATATAATGCTCTTTAAATAACACTTAAAAATTGCTATACTTAACTTATGGGTTTCAGCTTGTCATTCCGATACCCATATATTTAGCCATGGCTCTCAGTCCCTTGATGGTGATGTTCTCGTTGTTTGATGCGTTTATAAAAAGTTTCATGGCACCGCGAATTCCCCACTTGCTCTGAGAGATCCCTAAGAGGAATTTAACTTCCTCAGCAAAGCTCTTCTCTTCGTAAACAGGGAAGAGCTTCTTTATATCTTCTTCCGCAACATTCCCGGTAAAAATCACTCGTTGAATCTGAATCCTATTGTAAAGCTGTGCCAGTGACTGCTCAAACTTACCCATCATCTTATTCCTGAGCTCGTGATTCCCTATAAATACAATTCCGACCGGTTGCAACCCGTTTTCGTTATCCTCATCATTAAAGTACCTGATGCCGTCTATAGCCGTTACGGATAAATGCTGCGCCTCATCAATAATGATCACCTTATTGGATCCATCAAGCCTTGAGCGTATATCGATCTGCATGTCAAACAAGTTGCGATTCTCATTAATCCTAAGCTTCCTCGCTACCATGCGATACAGATCCTTAAGGCTTTTACACGCTTTCGATGCGGTTATATATATCGCCTCACTGTAATCCTGGGCATACTTGAGAGCCGCTTTGCTCTTGCCAATCCCGGCATCCCCGCTTATCACTCCGATACCTCTGCTCACATGACAATACTGAATCGTGAGGTACACCTCAGTTGAAATAGAAGTCTCAACATAGTCAGGAGCCTTCGCAAATCCCACGCTCTTGTCACGTAATCTGAAAAACTCCTCTGCCTTTGCTTCAACTGACTCCGGATTAGGATACTTGCCGCTTAAATACTGATTAAACATCGGAGTCGATACCCCAAACTCCTGCGCAATCTTTGTTTGGCTTTTCCCGCTTTCCTTGATATACTGCAAAATTCTGTCTCTTATCGATGTGTTCATTAATTTCTCCCCCTGTCCTCTGCGTTATTTGCGGCTTGAAACGCTCCCGATCTCCGGGGCCGCATTACAGGAGGGAAGGCGATAAGCTTCCCTACATGGCATTCATTTTAAAATTTGCATTAGTAATCGTTCTCTGGATATTAATAATCCCATCTTCTATCGTTTCCTGCTCCGGCGTGATAGGTTCGGTAGCCCTGACCACTTCAAGTATCTTGGCTTGTGCATGACCCTGCTCTTGCCGGTCTTTAATATTCTTTTTGGACTTCCAGAGCATAAGATCAAGCCTGTCAATCTTGGGCATTGTCTCAAGTATGCTGTTTTCGTTATATTCCTTGACAGCTTTTTTGAAACTCCTAATCTGGCTGATAGCCTTCTTAACATCTTCCTTATTGCTACCGTACTTAAGTATGGTGTCGCTATCAACCGGTACTGTACACAAATATTTATCCTCCGCATCATATGCCCTTACTTCTCGCAAATCTTCCGGATCGTAACGCAGATAAACCTTTTGCTCCTGATGTTCTATCAGAAAGTCTTTTGACCAGTAAAATAACTTCTCGCCGCTGATTTCAAGATGTACACCCTTACGTCCCACCGTTTGCATCTTACTCGATCTCATTAACATCAAGTTCAAGTCCTCAAGAGTAGCTGTACGCTTAACAAAACGCTCTTCAGCAAACACTTCGTTGGGTGATCGCTCGTACATGCCTATGCCTTTACTCTTAGTTTCGTTGTACATACCTTCAACATACAAACGAAAATTTTCATTCAATTCGGAATCAAACAACATCCCTTTCCGCGATTTTAATGTTTTTTTCAAATTCTCAGGCTTCTCTAGAGGGTTACCCCCACAGAAACCCTTAATAAGCCTGCTGAATTTCTCTTTAAACTCCCGGAAAGTCCTCTCAATAATTTTGGCCTTTGCGTTTCGCACCTGAGCATTCCACATTTTTATTCCCAATCGCTCAAATACTCCCGGGGGCACATGCACCTGTTTGTCCGACTTTTTCGTTCGGTGACCTCTGCCTCCAATATCAAAGCAAAGAAACTCAGAACCGTTATCCACGTATATAAACCGCGGGATGCCATAATCAAGAATGCCTTTTCTCAACGCATACAGTACGCCATCGCTGGATGGATTATCCGTAATATGCCAGCCTGTTACAAGGCGGCTACGTACATCCATAAAAACTATAATCGACAACCTATGAACTCTTTGTGTTTCATCGTCAATACTCATGATGTCAAATGTATGATAGTCCGCCACCCATATTTCACCGACCTCGATATCGTCATACAGCCTAGTTATATATGGCGAAGCTTCATCCTCAAAGACCTTGTCCCCCTCACGAAAATATTTAACCACCGCATGCGGGATCGTCTTTACTGCTCTGTAAAACGCATCATACCCGGGGATATCAGCCAACATCCCCGGCATTTCCTTTTCAAAATAAATCAGCGTATACTTATGGCATTCAGTTATGGATATTTGGTTCTCATCCAGATATATGTACTTAAATACTTCCCATGCGGTCTCAGGTATGCTATTCTTGCCCTTAGCCCATTTTCCGCGCTTGTCTATCAATCCATCATAATCATTGCTTTTAAGCGCCTTAAGCTTTCGGTATAAAGTGTCAACCGACAGGCCTATTTCCTTATACTTTCGTTGATTTAACCTTATCCACTCCTGATCAGCATTACCCATTTGACCTTTATATCTTAACCTGTACATCGTCCACTCATTGATTGCCTTAATCCACTGTTGAATTACTTTACGCTCATCTCCGGTGAATTCATCAAACTGCTTTGACACCGCAACATCCTTGATGCTCTCTGCAGGAACAATCGGAGCAACGTCTTTCTTCTTCCAATACTGGATTTGACGCTTATTATCCAAAGCAGAGAGGGGAATCATGTGGCTTACTCCGCCTTTCCCTTTGTTGGATACCTGCTGTACTGCCTGCAGCTTGCCTGACTCGATCCACAGCTGAACTGTCCTTTGTGTGATGCTGTAAAGTTCGGCTATCTGACCTGTTGTAAGTAATATTTGATTGTTTTCTAATTTCATTGCTTCCACATTATCACCCCCAGTGTCGCTTTACAGCATTCTTCTTGTGCTTGCAGCTTTATCTCTATTATTTCTAGCTCATCGTTCAGAACCTTTATCTGGCTTAACTCGCCTAAAATACCGTTTACCAGCTCAGTTAGTTGTGTCTGGCACTCATCACGGCGTTTTTCAAGTTCTGCCTTGAAAGCTTCATTATGCAACTTCTCAAATTTTTCACCAACTCTATCTTTGATCTTGACAAGTGCTGTGCCAAAAGCATTGTACATACTCATTTTGTTTTCCGCATCTTTTGTCATCAGGATTTGCACCTCCTCACATAATTACTAGCCTGTCTCATCAGTACCGGGAGGCCGTCCCCGGCATACGGAGCTGCTGGCTCCGTTTCGACTTTAATCGTTATATCCTGGGTCTTTTATCTAAGTACCGATGAGCTTTATTGATATTTTTTTCTATCAGCTGCTGCTCCTTTATCATCTCCTCAAGCAGTTCGACTTCCCCACCAGCTTGTTTCCACTCTGCCTCTGAACCCTCTTTAGGCTCTGTCATTGCATAATTCCTTGAGTAACAGAACAGGTTATAGCAGGCCATGCCATGATATTTTTTCAGTAACTCTACCTTAGTCATGTTATCAACTCCTTTAAGACACTATGCTTTTGGCAGTCGCTATAAAATTCAGTCCAGTCAAATTCAAGAGCTTCAGCTATTTTTTGGGATGTCTTTACCGATGGCCTTCCACCATTTTCTATTTTCGTTATTGTAGACCTATTAACGCCTACGATTTCTGCCAGTTGCTCTTGCGTGAGTTTTTTTCCCTCTCGCTTCGCTTTCATTATTTCCATCAGAGCACCTCCTCGAAAGTGAACTTATATCACTGTTTCTTCGTTATATGTGCATTATCTTCACTATTATTATATGTGAAGATAATGCACAAGTCAATAGACAATGTGAATTATCTTCACTATAATTGAAATGTGAAATATTTTCACATAAAATGTATTTGCGAGGTGTTTTATATGGAATTTAAAGACAAGATAAAAGAACTGAGGGCAAATCGGCCACAAAAGACAAGCCAAACTATAGTAGCCAAAACGATTGGAGTTGACAGAACTACATACTCTAAATATGAGACTGGCGACAGTGAACCCGACTTTGAAAATGTGAAGAAGTTAGCTGATTTTTATGGAGTAAGTGTTGATTTTTTGCTTGGGCGTGAAGATGCTTCACAAAACATTTCCCAAGGCAAGAAAGAAGTTGAGCTGTCTGAAAAAGAAATGGAGGAAATAAAGCGTAAGGCCGAAGGTATAAAAGTAGGCATGATGGCTGCTGTGGGTCTGGCTTTTGATGGAAAGCCTGATGATGAAGATACTTTAAGAGCAATAATGGCTGCGCTGGAGGAAGGCATGATCCTCGCTAAGAAAGAAGCTAAAGAAAAATATACACCTAAAAAATATCGTAAATAGGCATATGATACATCAGGCGTAACTATGCTATTTTTTTCTCTTTATCAGAAGAAAATTCTTCAAGAAATGTTATAATTAAAGAGATTTTATTACAAATTTTGACCGGATTTAGGGAGTATATAAGGCAGCTATCAGATTTTCATATACTGATATATTCCTTGTCCAAAAGGAGAATCAGGTATTAATGATATGCCCCTAAAAGCAACGGTATAAGGGGTGATGCTGATTGAATGCTAAAAAACTTATAAAAAGGTTAGTGAAAAAATTCGTAACAAATGACCCTTTTGCCCTCTGCGGTTTCTTAGATATAACAGTGAGATTTAGTGACTTAGTAAACATCAGAGGAATGTATCAACACGAGCTGCGCAAGAAGATAGTACATATTAACAATAGTTTAGAACCTCATGTACAGCGTCAAATATGCGCCCATGAACTTGGACATGCTTTGCTTCATAAGAAGATCAATACGGTTTTCTGGGATACACATACCTTTTTGTGTACCGATAAGCTTGAAATGGAGGCGAATATGTTTGCCGCCGAACTACTCATCGGAGATAGCGAACTTTTCCAATGTGAAGGTTATTCAATTCAACAGGTGGCTTGCACTTTTGGAGTTCAGGAAAGGCTGGTGGAGTATAAAATCAAAAACAGCATATATTAATGAAGCGTTTCGTTAGTAGTTTTAATAAAATTTCGTTTGTACGTTTTGAAGGCTTTTTTGCAGGAATGCCGTAATAACGCCATTTTAGGACTAACGAAAACTTCGTTTGTATGTGTGAAAAATTTCGTTAGTAATCACTGTTTTTGATGCCATTTCCGAAACATAAAAAACGCATTTAAACGCCTATTGAAAGGGAGTTATAAGGTTATTATAAACTAGTTATAAAAAACAAATAACTCCTAAAAAACTGCTTCAAGGAGTTATTATTATTTGCACGTTGTTTTTTTAAAATCACATTCAAATATGCTTAAATACTAGCTTTTTCGGGTTTTTACGTTTTATTACTATTTTGCATTTATCGTACAAACTCACAGCCAGCTTTTGCGCCATTCCTGCGTATGACGCCACGGA